TTATAATATTAAAAAACTATTTGATACTTATATGACACTCGGTAATAGACCTGAACGTTATAGAAGAGGTATTAATATAGATTAATAAAAGAACTTAACCGTTATTATATAGTATATATTTTAATGTTACATTAAAATATAGTTTGAAATTAATTATTTAATTTAATTAAATAATTAAAAATAAATATCTACTTTAAATATAATAACCGTCAAATAAGTTCAAGGCTTTAAAAATCTCTTTTAGGTTTATCATTTAATAAACACACCCGTTTATTTAAGGATAAGCCTAATCTTTGTATTAATTAGATTAATAAAAATAAATATAACTAAATAAAACTATACTTATAATAAAACCTCTTAAATGATTGAATTAGTAAATACAATTATAATAATCACATTAATAATTATTATCTATAAATATTTTGAAGGTCAAAGTTATGATATTATTATGGTTAAATCTAATGTAAATGGTAAATCTTATCTTGTTCGTAATGTTGAAAATAAACAAGAAGCATCAGATTTATTAGGTACAATTGCTGTTAAATTAGAAAAATTAGTAACTATTATAAATGATTCTGGATATGAAACTATTTATAATAACTATATGAAACCTACACTTGATAAAGAAACACAAAATAATAATAAAAAAAATGATAAAAATAAAGATATTGTTGATGGTCAAGACTCTGGAAATAGTGAAATATCTAATTTGGAAAATAATATTAAAATGAAATTAAAAGATGATATTAGAAGATTATATAAAAACTTTAACCCTGAAGCATTTTCAGAAACTACACCTGACGCAAAATATACTAGTTATTCAGTTAATAAAGGAGAAAAAATAGTTTTTTGTCTTAGAGATAAAAAAGAAGGTGAAAAATTAGTTAACGAAAACATTATGACTTTTGTTAGTATTCACGAACTAGCTCATTTAATGACTAAAAGTGTTGGCCATGAACCCGAATTTTGGTCTAACTTTAAATTATTATTGAAAATATCTATTGATAATGGTCTCTATAAAAATATTGATTTTAATAGCACACCAAAACCCTATTGTGGTATTAATATTACTGATACACCATTAAAAAAAGATGAACAATAATTTATTATTTTAATAACTCATCATTGTTAACATAACATACAATTGCGTCTTCATCAATTAAAATACTATAATCTTTATCTACAATAGTACTATTAAATTCTTTTACTATATCTAACCATTTTTGTTTTGGCTCAATAGTATAATCAAAATTAAATCCAATTTCTTTTTTTTTTATAATTTTTACATATTTAATTAATCCATATAAAATATCACGTAATTTATCATCTGTTTTTTCGTGTTTTGATAAATTCATTAATTCATCATAATTATTTAATGTAATTGGCGTATCATACGCATCACCATTAGAATTGTCATCATTCTCATTATAATCATCATACTCATTAGGGTCATATTTATAAGAGTCTTTTTCATCCAAATAATCATCTCTAGAATTATCAGACATTTTAGATTATTAATTATTATATTTACACAATAATAACACACTAAATACAATACTATTCTTAATTACTTTTATTTAAATAATACATAAAAAATTAAATCAATTTTTTATAAATATTATATATATATATCTATTTTTATATATTTTTATTTATATTAGGATTATCCTTAAATAAATTGCTATGTTTATCATTTAATAAACACACCCGTTTATTTAAGGATAAGCCTAATTAAATATTGTAATGAATAAAAATTGATTTTAAATAAAATAGTATATAAAAGTTATATAGTACAAAATAATAGTTACTTTTTTAAATTATTCCTAATTATTCCTAATTATTTCTAAAAATGACTGATATTAATTATACTATAACTACGAAATTTAGTTTTTCTGAGAGTTATCCTAGACAAAACACTTTTAAGCAACCTTTATTCTTACTTGGTTCATTTTTAAAAGAACAAACAATAAAAGAATTTAATAATGATTATACAGATTCAGATAAAGAAATTTATTTTAACAAATTAAAATGTGAATTAAAAGATAAAAATATTAATTTTGAGATTACTACCTATGGTAAAAATAGTGATAGTATAAGTGATAGTATAAGTGATAGTATAAGTGATAGTATAAGTGATACAATTATTGATAAAAATGATTTTGAAAATAATAAACTTATAAAAAGTAAAAAATTATATAAAAATGATATTACTAAAAATTATTTATTAGACCATATTAATTTGGGTGAAGAAGGTATTGAATTTTATTATGATGGAGCACACTTTACTTTAAAACTTGATAAAGTTTTAGATAAAACGGCAATTATTATTGAAAAAGAAAAAGCATATTTATTTAGTACTTATACTATTACGTGTGATAAAAAAGATTTTGAAAAATTTGATAATTTTATAACTACTAGTATAAAATTTTACTCACAGTTTGAAGATGATGAAATGAAACAAGAAGCAAATAAAATTAAATTATTTATGAGTACTGATGAAGGCTATTTTCAAACTTTAGGTATGAGAGAAAAACGCGATATTGATACAATATACTTACCTTTTAAACAGAAAAAATTAATTATTGATGATTTAAATTATTTCTTAGATAGTAAAACTGTTAAAAAATATAAACAATTAGGTATTACACATAAACGCACTTATTTATTTGAAGGTGTTCCTGGTTCTGGTAAAAGCAGTTTTATTATGGGATTAGCATCTCATTTTGGATACAATATTGCTATTGTTACATTTTCCCCTAAAATGACAGATAATTGCTTAATTAGACTACTTCGTATTTTAGAAGATAAAGATGAAAAAAAAATATTTATTATTTTTGAAGATATGGATTGTATTTTTAAAGAACGTAAAGCAAATGATGAATCACGAAATTTAATCACATTTAGTGGTATTTTAAATGCTCTTGATGGTATTACAACCCGTGATAATATGATTTGCTTTATTACAACAAATTATAAACAACATTTAGATTCTGCTCTTATCCGCCCTGGTCGTGTTGATCATATTATGAAATTTGATTACGTTTGTAAAGAACAAGTTCTTAAAATATTTTCTGTATTTACAGAATGTGTTGAAAAAGCAAAAGATTTTTATGAAGAATTAATCCGATTTAATATTAATATTTCAGTCAGTCTTTTACAACAATACTTACTTAAATATATTAATAAACCAGATGAAGCAATTGATAATCTTGATAAATTAAAGAAAATGTATGATGATTGCTATGTTACTAAAGAGGCTGGAGACACTGGTTTGTATAATTAAGTTTAAGTTTTACAAAAACTTAACTAAACTCTAGAGAGGATACAGCTTCTCAGAATTAAAAAAATTTAATTTTATTTAAACTTATTTTGGTTAAATTTTAAAAAAAACTAAAAAAATTGATTTTTTAATTTTTTTATATTAATTTTAGAACTGCTATATAGATAGATCTAAACGTTTATACTTGATTAAGTGATTGATTTAGTACATAATTTAATAATTAATTATTTTTGATTAAAATGTGCGACGCCGAAGAGACTGTTACAAACGAGAAATATGAATGTGTTAATAATTGTGATGGTTATTGTTCTTCAGGAGACTTAATTTCTGTAAAAATAACATTACAATGCCGTTCATTTAAACTTAAATATTCTGATAAACTTATTACATATTACTTTTGTAAAAGACATTATGAATGGATGCTTACTAGAAACAATGGAAAACCAATTTCATATATTCAAGGTAAAGATGAATTTGATGCTCTAGAGCATTTTAATTATACTAATAAATATGATTGTGGATCTGGACTACCTACTATTTTTACATTTTTACAAGAAAAAGAAAATGACGATGGATCAAATAAATATAGTCGTAAAGTTATTTTAGTCAATGAAAGTATTGAAAATATTAAACTAGAAGATCAATATGAAACAAAAGGAGTATTTTATTTTGATGGAGAATATTTTATTGAATTAGTGCCTTTTTCTTATGAATTGACAGACTTTTTTAAACAAGAAGACTTATATTATTTTAAAATTAATTCTGAGGAAAAGCGTATGCATAAAATTCAATTTCATACTGATAAACATACTGATAGTAATGATGGTATTAATAATGAATGTGATTGTGATGAACATGATAAAGACTATTGTGACACACTTTATTCATTCCTTGAAAAACGCAATAACTTTCGAGATATATATTGGTTTGTAGAAGATAATATGTTTAGTTTATATAGATTTTATGAACTTAACAACACGACATTACTTAATGTTGAAACTAAAGAATATATATTTAGACATATGTTAATGTTTGAAGATGCTTTGGCTAATCCTGATAATATTATTAATTTATTTACAATGACGAAATCAGGCCAAATTACAAATGAATTACTATGGATTACTTATGCAAAACACAATCATTATAATAATCATTCAAATGATATTCAATTAAAAAATAATAAAATGTTAATTAGTCTAATGATTGATAGATTTTCTAGAGATGAACTTAAACTATTCTTACAATATGCGATTGAAGGGTGTCGCACTTATATTACTTATAATATGAAAGACTTCTATAATTATATTCATACTAATTTAACAGTTGTTAAAATGATTTTATCAAAACATATTTATTATATAGAAAATATTTTATGCGATTTTCAAACTGAACATAAAAAAGATGAAAAACAAGAATTAAAATGCACATTAATGGAAAATAAAATGTTAAAATTTTGGAAGGACAGTTGTAATTATACTATGTCATTCTATCCTGATAAAGGTGAAGAAAATTATTATTACGATAAAGATGAAGACATTCGCAAATATTTGGAAAGTTTGAGTAAGTAAACTATTTATTGATGCTATTCAATTATTATTTTGGGGGGAGTTTTTATTTTTTTTTATGGGTATTGTGTTGAGTGTGTTATTTATGCGTTTGTTTCATTAGGTAAATTACCATATACTAAATCTAGTAAATCATCTAAATTATTTAAAAGTGGAGCATCTTGTTGTTCTGTTGTTAATAAGGCTGGTACTTGTGAGGCTGGTACTGGTGAAAAAATATTAGATGTTGGTATGATAGTTTTGAATTATTATTATTATTTATGTTTGTATTTAATTGATATAATTCTTTTTGTATTTTTTTTAAATTATTTTGTGTATTTCTTTTTTATTCTTTACATTTAGTATCATAATGGGCTTATCCTCTAATAAATAAGTGTAGTTTGTTTTTTATATTAGGCTTATCCTTAAATTAACGACCGTTTTTATAAATTGATAAACCCAAAAGAGCTTTTAAAAGCATTGAACTTATTTGACGGTTATTATATTTAAAGTTGATATTTATTATATAGTATATATTTTAATATTACATTAAAATATATACTATATAATAACTGTTAAGTTCTTTTATTAATCTATATTAATATCTCTTCTATAACGTTCATGTCTGTTGCCTAATGTCATATAAGTATAAAATAGTTTTTTAATATTATAAAATCCATTCTTATCTGTATTAATATACACTAATCTTTTGTTTTCTATTTTATATGTTAGGATTGAGTACATTTTATTTTTTAAATAAAATTTAAAATACATTATATTTAATTAGAAATAAACTATAAAAAATAAACTATGCTAATTTATTTGAGGATAATGCCATTATAAATATTATTAATTCTTTTTACTTAATTTTTTTATTTTATTATTCTATTTTTATATTACGTTTCACATTTTATTTTTTTATATGAAAAAATAATAACACTATAAAGATTTTTTATAAATGTTTTATTATTTATTATATAATAGTTCATTTTCATTTATTGTTGAAAATAGATTATTCTCAACAGTATTATATGGCAGTATTCTTTATATTTTAACACACGCAGTATTAAATTACTGTGATGTATCTATACTTACTATTATAAATAATTATTATTGGACACTTTTATCTCTAGATATTATTTCATTTACATATGCTATCTATAATTCTATTATAAATAATAATGATATTAATAATAATTCTAATAATGGTTCTGGAGAAAGTAATTCTATGAATGTCAGTTTTAATTTATTAAAAAATAAAATAAATAAAATGTTTGATAGAAAAAATGATTTAACTATAACACATATACCAAATACAAATAATAATAATAATAATAATAGTAGTAATAATAATAATAGTAATAATAATAATAATAATCAATTAAAGAATAGAAAAAATAAAAATAAATTACAAGAACATTTTAACAATACAGAAAATAATGATAATGACAATGTCAATTATTTACATAGTGATAATTTTGTAGATACACATCGTAGTAATAATACAGACCCTTTAGATGATTTAGATTTTACAGATTTAGAAAATATTGCTCCACCTTCTAATGAATTAAACTCATCAGCACAATTTTCAACTCCTATAAATCGTTTAAAAAAAAATAATACAACTATGAATAATAATACAACTATAAATAATACTATGAGTAATGATACGACTAATAGTAGTTCATCAACACCTATTAGTTTAATTCGTAATAATATAAAAATTCAAGCACCAGTAAATACAAATAATAATTTAAATAATACTAATAATAATACTAATACTAATACTAATAATAATACTAATACTAATAATAATACTAATACTAATACTAATAATAATACTAATACTAATACTAATAATAATACTAATACTAATAATAATACTATTAATAATATTGATAATTGTAATGAAAGCACAGCAGGTAGTGATGTTGGTAGTGTTATGGATTTAGCAGAATTTGAAAATTCTTTTTAATTCTAATAATTTCTAAAGTTGGTATATAATTTATACTGTTTTTTAAAATATTATTTAAAGGTATTTTTTTATGTTTATCCAGAACAAACTCTTTATTTTTAGTTATATTACTAGTAGTATTACTAATAGTATTACTAGTATTACTATTATGTTTATTTAATATACCATTTATAAAATTATAGTTATTACAATTAACTTTATTCTTACATTCATAATGATTTATTTTAGACAATAAAGAATAAGAATTATGATTGAGTGAGTGTGAGTTTATAATTTTAATGATTTCTGGGTTTAATAAAATAATACCTATATAAAGTGTTGTTTCTGTGATATATAATGGTGCTAGTGTATAATCTGTATTTAATTCTAATTCTTCAAAATGAATAGTAAATGCTTTACTATAATCTTGTATTGTAGTATTGAAATACTCTAGCAATGACTTATAATTAAATAAATGTTCTAGTTTTATAGATTTATTTTTTTTTGATTTATAACTATGTTCTATATTATCTATATTATAAGTATAGTCTGTATAATTATTTATGGATAAATATAAAAAGTCAATATTAGAATTTACAGTTAATTTTTTTGTATTCCAATTTAATGTGTCATTATCACACATAAACTGAAATGATAGTAATTTAAATACAATCATTATAAATGTAATAGTTAATAATAATGTTTAATAATCATAATTATATATTTATAAACTTGTTAATTTTTAAACTTTTTTATTTTTAAACTAATAAGATTAATGTACGAAGATTAAATTAATAAATTCAATTTTATTTATTATTAATATAATTATATATTATTATAATAAAAATATATAATTATATTAATAATAAATAAATATAAAATGTTTAATCTTTATTGTTTAACTATTCTAGCAATCACTCTATTAATTATACTATGTTATACTGAAAAAGATAAAAAAGAAAAATTCTTCAATACAACTTATTCTGGATTAACAAATCATAGTGATGCACCTTGGACAATTGATAGACCTACCAAAGACATAGTGACAGCAGTTTTAACTAAAATTATGAATATGATTAATAAAAAAACAAATATGGCTTATGTTGTAAATGGATATGACAGATTAGACCAAGAAAAACTCGATAAACTAACAACACGTTTTATTGCTGATTTTTTTGTTGCAGATATGAAGACATTTATTACTAGACGTTTTATCATTATTTTTAAACTTAACTTCAAAACCAAAGAAGTTGAAGTAGAACATATTAACCTTGGTAATGCCACTAAAAATGATGCTAAAGTATTTATGGATTATCCCGCTCCTGAACTTATTTTAACCGATGACAATTTACTTAAAAATGACTATAAAGTTATGGGCTTTAATGAATCTAAACTTGAATACGGTATTTTATCTAGCCAAAAAGAAATTAGAAAACCTAATGAAGTATCCGTTGGTACTTTCTCTGGTTATCAAAATCCCCAAGCACTTTTTCCATCACGAAGACAAAGCAGATGCTGGGATAATAATGGTATTAATTATATTGAAAAACAAACCGCCTTAAAAATTGGTGTTGATAATAGCCCTATGAAAAGAATGCCACAACCTTACCAAAATCCTACTAATAGCAGAAGAGAATGGGACAGCGATACTAAATGGTTGTTTGATTTAGTCGATAATAGTGGTGGTGTTGGAACAAATGGTTCTGGAAAACGGTTTTAAGATATATGTATAATAATTGGCTTTATTTTATTTTATTTTATTTTATTTTATTTTTATATGATTTTTCCAAAAAAAAATGTCATAACCTCCCGATTTTTGGGTATGTATCACATACTGTATCTCATTTACACTACAAACATTGTGTGTTTACGCTCATATTACATATACCTTATTGTAAATTTGTCAATGTTTATAGTTATACATGTTTTAGTGTTTTATCGTATAATTGTCATTTTTACCAGTCTTTATTGTTTGTTATGATTTATGTTGTGTATATACACTATATTTGATTATACACCTATTTTAAATGTTTTCCTACTTACTCTACTATACTCTACTCATGCGGGCGCCCACGCACACGGAATAATTAAATTAAAAATAATATTATATTAACCTAATACTAAAATAATATACTAAACTAAACTATATAATGGGATTATCCTCTAATAAATAAGTGTGGTTTATATATTATAAGTATCGTTTAGTTAGTTAATAATATAATGTATATTTTAATCTGCACTAAAATAAAATTACATATTTTTTAAGTTAACCATTATATCCTATTAAATTAAATTAAATTACTGTTTTTCTATATTCCATTGATATATATATACAATTAAAAAGTTAAATCGACAAACAATACGTATATTAATGTTTATAAAACTTATATGCTTTCAATCCTAAGGTATAAAATGAAATGTATAAAGTAATTAGTATATAGTGCCTTGATATAGTAGTAATCTAAATATTATTAATTTGACAGAAGAAACAACACACATACTAGGATGCAAGTCAATAATAAAAGAACTTAACAGTTATTATATAGTATATATTTTAATGTAATATTAAACTATAGTTTGAAATTAATTATATAATTAAATTAGATAATTAAAAATAAATATCTACTTTAAATATAATCACATTTAAATAAGTTTAAAGCTTTTAAAAGCTCTTTTGGGTTCATCAATTTATAAACACGCTCGTTTATTTAAGGATATGTCTAATAATACTGATACTAATAAATAATAATAAATACATAACTAATTAAATAATATATAAAATAATATATATATATATAAAGTAATATAATAATAAGTAAAATAAGAAATATATCTAAATTACAATAATATAAATATAGTATATTTTTTTAAGTATTGTAGTGTGAGCGTACTATACCAACTATTACAGTGTAAGTAAGTATCAATAAGTATAAAAACACGCATGGTGTGTTAAGTGGTAAATTACAATATATAAGTGTATTTAGTAATTAAGTGTGTATGTTTTTGTTATATACTCAAAAAATCGGGAGGTTATGACAAAAATTTTTAAAATAATTTGTTAATTTATAAATTACATTTTGTTTTTAAAACATAAATTTAAATAAAATACATATTATTAAAGTATGATATAGTATATCTTATAGTATTTATGTTTACATATGTATATATATAATGGGCATATCCTTAAATAAATAAGCGTGTTTTATATATTATAAGTATAGTTTATTTAGTTAATAATATAATTTATATTTTAATTTGCACTAAAAAATAAATTTACATATTTTTTAATTAAAAGTTAATATATTAATAAATATTAAGTTAGATTACTATTTTTCTATCTTCCATTGATATATATACCATTAAAAAGTTAAATCGACACACAATTCGTATATTAATGTTTATAAAACTTATATGCTTTCAATCCTAAGGTATAAAACCGAAATGAAATGGATAAAGTAATTAGTATATAGTTCCTTGATATAGTAGTTATTTAAATATTATGAATTTGACAGAAGGAACACAACATATACTAGGACGCAAGTCAATAATAAAAGAACTTAACAGTTATTATATAGTATATATTTTAATATTACATTAAACTATAGTTTGAAATTAATTATTTAATTAAATAATTAAAAATAAATATCTACTTTAAATATAATAACCGTCAAATAAGTTCAAGGCTTTAAAAAGCTCTTTTAGGTTTATCATTTAATAAACACAACCGTTTATTTAAGGATAAGCCTAATAAAGAATTAACTATATATACCATAGATAGTATGAATAATACTTTAATTACACTGTTTTACATATAAATACTTAAATTTATCATTTAATATATAATACTTAACTAATGTAGGTATAAAAATTATAAAAATCTTCTTACTTTTAAATTTAAAGAAATAATTATCTTATATAATTATAATTATAATTAAAAGTAAAGTATAATTATATAAATATAAAAATGGCTGATAGAACTTGTCCTAAATGTAATCATATATTTAAATATCCAACGATGTTAAAACAACATTTTAAAAAATCATTTCATTGTTTAATGGATGATGAAGAAATGAATATTTTCTTTAATCCAAATCTTATAAAATGTAATCTATGTTCTCAAACATTTGTTCAAAAATCATCTCTCTATAGACATCAACGTAATATACAATGTGTAAAAAAAAGATTTAGTTCTAAAGTTTCTATACCAAATATCATTCCTATTACCCAACCTAACAATGCTGTTAATAATACTAATATAAATCATACAAATAGCCACAACACAACAAACAACAATACTAACAATACAATAATAAATAATAACAATATTAACATTCAGTATATTAATCCATTTGGTTTTGAGGATGTTAGAACAATTCCTATTACTGAAATGAAACAAATATTAAAATCGGGAACAGAAGCGGGGATGCATATTATAAAAGCAATTTATGAAAAGATAGAAAATAAGAATTTTTATAAGCCAAATTTATCTAGACCAGAAATCGCCTGCTTAAATGAGAATTTAAAATTAACAATCTATAAGAGTAAGGAATTTGCCGATGCTTTGTTTGATAGGTGTATTGCTTTATTACATCATATGTTATATTTATGTAAGAATGAATTTACGAATGTGAATATAAAATATATTTATGAAAATATAGAGCATATAGAAACAACAATGAGAACAGAAATTTATGATAAGAAATTAAAGAATATTATAGAATCAGAATTTAGAAATAATAATTTATATACTAAAGATAGAATAAAAAATTTTATAAAACAAATAAAAGAAGATACAACAGTAAAAGATAATTCATTATTGCAGATAAAAAATAATGTAGATTTGCAAAATAAGAAAAATGAAGAATATAAAAAAATACTTACTATAAATGAGTTAAATAAATTATTTGGAGACCCTCGTATTATTTTAGGATTACAAAAGGAAGAGATTATTTTAAATTTAAGAGTTTCTAGATTTGAAGAAAGTTTATTTTACAATTTCTGGATAGATAGATTAAATACTATTAAAAACTATGTTATTGAAAATAAATCCAAGATAGGAGATATTATTAATATAAATAATGAAGAAACTAAAATAATGAAAATGTTAGAACTTGTAGAACGTAGAGTAGAATTATATAGAAGTTCTGCTTACATAAATTTAAATATAAGTGATCAATTTATGCTATATGATAAATCTACAATAGAAAAAATAAAAAATATAGACACAAAAAGAGACAAAGACGAAAGAGAAATTCTTTTAGAAGATTTAAGTAATAATAATACTATTACATCTATTTAATTTTATATTTTAAATTTTTTTATTAAATAATTAAATATTAATATAATGGGATTATTCTCTAATAAATAAGCGTGGTTTATATATTATAAGTATCGTTTATTTAGTTAATAATATAATGTATATTTTAATTTGCACTAAAAAATAAATTTACGTATTTTTTAATTAAAAGATAATATATTAATAAATATTAAGTTAGATTACTATTTTTCTATCTTCCATTGATATATATACCATTAAAAAGTTAAATCGACAAACAATACGTATATTAATGTTTATAAAACTTATATGCTTTCAATCCTAAGGTATAAAATGAAATGTATAAAGTAATTAGTATATAGTGCATTGATATAGTAGTAATTTAAATATTATTAATTTGACAGAAGGAACACAACATATACTAGGATGCAAGTCAATAATAAAAGAACTTAACATTTATTATATAGTATATATTTTAATGTAATATTAAACTATAGTTTGAAATTAATTATATAATTAAATTAGATAATTAAAAATAAATATCTACTTTAAATATAATCACAGTTAAATAAGTTTAAAGCTTTTAAAAGCTCTTTTGGGTTCATCAATTTATAAACACGCTCGTTTATTTAAGGATAATCCTAATATATATATTATAAATAAATAAAAAATGAAATATATTAAACATAAATCAAAAGTAAAATCACATTCTAAATATAAAACACAAAATAAAAAACAAAACCAAATTAAGTATTGTTGTCTAGATAAAACTAAAAAAAAATGTGTATCAATAGAAACTACTTTACATTTACCAAAAAAAACTAAACATAATACTCGTTCAACACACAAAACTAATAAAACTCCAAATTATGCCATTACAACATTACTATTTGGTGGTGATAGTTATTTACCTGGTGTACTTTTATTAGGTTCTAGTATAATTAAAGTTATTCCCAAAGAATATAAAAAATATATTACTTTATGTTGTATGGTGACAAATGATGTATCTCCAGAAGCAAAACAACTAATATCTACTATTTATGACAGTATAATTGAAATTAATTATTTAGAAATTCCTTCTAATTTAATTAAACATAAAATACAAGGAATAAGAGATATTTATTCTAGAACATTTACTAAATTACGCATATTTGAAATGACTGAATATGATAAAGTTTTATTTATGGATGCTGATATGTTAGTTCTAAAACAAGATATTGTGAGTTTATTTAATCTTAGAACACCAGCGGTTGTATTTATGGGTAAATTAAGTAATAATGTGAAAGATAGATATTTTAAAGAGTTTAAAGAAAATGGAAAATTATTTAAACAATTTCAGAATAACTATTGTCATTTTCAAAATAAAGAATTACATGGCAATCCTATACCTTATACTAACTATGAAAATGAAAAAATTAGTAATGGTATGAATATTGAAACATCACTGTTAGTTATTCAACCTAGTAACTCTATGATGAATGTCATTCTTAAAGAAATACAAAATATAAAAGAAAAAAATATTAAAATAAGTGGTGATACAGAACTGATAAGTCGTTTATTTAAAGATAAACTTTATTCGATTGAACCTCGTTTTTTCGGAAGATGGGTAAATCCAGAAGAGCATCCAGAGTTAGTTTTATTAGATTTATATGGTAATTCAAAACCTTGGGATACTACTCAATTTAAAGAATTAATTAAATATAGTAGTGTTGGCGATGTTGTGTATTGGTGGAATACTTATAAATTTTTTTATGAAAGAAACTATAAACACTGGAATAATAAGATGTTAGATAATTTATATAAGAGTATATTAAATCTAAAAGAATTATAAAAACATTAAATTATTTAATAATTAAATAAATATATTTATTTATAAATTTTACTATAAAGTGTATAAATTTATACTACATTTTTTATTGATTTAGTTTTACTAAATTTAGTTTTTCTAGATTTATTTTTACTAGATTTAGTTTTACTAGATTTAGTTTTACTAGATTTAGTTTTACTAAATTTATTTTTACTAGATTTAGTTTTACTAGATTTAGTTTTACTAGATTTAGTTTTACTAGATTTAGTTTTACTAGATTTAGTTTTGCTTGATTTAGTTTGGATTGGTTTAGTTTTACTATATTTAGTTTTTCTTGATTTAATAGTTTTATTAGTGAATATAAAATGTGTTTTTAATTCTTGTAAATCTTGTTTAATATCACTATAATGTTTATCTTTATTTACTAATGTATACCATATATTATTACGATTTGTATAATAATTTTTAAATAATAATTCATTTTTATAATTTTCAATAGTGTATAATTTAAAATAATAATTTAATCTATCAAATTCTAAATATATATATGGTAATAATTCATTTATAAATTTATTATTTTTAACTTCATAATCTAAATCTATAATTTCTATTTTATATTTAAAATCTTTTATTTCATTATTTTTAATAGTATCATTAAATTTTGTAAAATAGGTTGATGCTATAGATTTAGGATTAATTTGTCCATATCTAATTTCTTTCATTATATCTTCATTTAATAAATATGAAATATTATACATAAATTTATTAAATTTATTATTTACATTTTTAATATTTATATTATAATTTTTAATAGTGTGATATATTATAAGAATACCACTATGTGTATAAATAAATTCATATTTTTCAGCATGATTTGCTATATTAATAAATGTTTTTAAAGTAAATGGTAAAAGCATATTTGGTGTAAAAACTAAAATACATAATTTTAAGTTTTTAACTTTTAATAAATATTCATTTATTTTAAGCATATATTTATCATAATGAAAATCAAATTCTACACCATAATCATCTTTAATATCATAAAATATTAATGAATCATTATTAATATATTTATATATAATAGTATAATCGTATACAATATTATAAGAAATACTATCTATATATACTTTATTAATTTTAATATTACTGAATTGAAATAATCTTTGTTTTGATTCTGGTAACCATCTATTTCTAGTTATAAACACACATTCTTTACTATTATTATCATTTAAAATTTTATCAAATAATAATTCTATACCAAAATCACTATTATTTACTTTAAAATCATTTTGTGGAAATTTATTAAATTTATATAATCCTCTTATTTTATTACTAAATAAATAATCGCTACTATCTATGTACTTATTATATTTATAATTATTGTTTATAGTACTATTATAGTTTAGAGTATTTGTTCTTATTAGAGTATTTGTTCTTATTAGATTATTTCTATAAGCTATATATTTTTTTAAATCAATATTATAGTTAGACATTTGTAATAATAATTTTTTATTATAATTTAAAATATATTTTGTATCATAATTAATAATAATTTTATTATGTAAATTTTGTAATTCTGGATATTTATTTTTATAATTTAAATAACTATCTAATAATAAAATATTTTTTGATATTTTATTAAATAATGCTCCTGATAAAGAAAATGTGCTTGTGTTTAATATTATGGTTTTTGCATAATAAAATAGATAGAAAGAATTAAACCATTCTGAATTAAAAATAATAAAATTATTTTTATTTTGATATTTATTTGCTATAAAATGATTTACAACATATGGTGAATCTGTTATTATTACAAGTAAACTAATATTATTATTCCAATCGCAATATTTATGCATCATATCATAATAATACTCTGGTGTAGCCATTATATAATCATTAATATTTTTAGTTTTTTTAAGTATATTATCTTTAGCTATGTTTAATTTATCTCCATATCTTATATGTATAAGTGTATAATCTATTTTTTTTATATCAAAAACTCTATCATCTGTAATAATATCTTCATTAAACATAAAAATATTTTTATCGTCATCATTAAAAGTTGAATACATATTATAAACTAATTGAAAACAATCATTAAATTTGGTATATGTTTGTAAGTCATCATATTTTGGTATATCATCTATATTTTTTATATAATCATATAATTTATTTATTTTAATATCTGGATTTTTATTTACTTTACTATAGTGTTCTTTTGTTAAAAACTTTATTTTTTGTTTTGATTTTGGAAATATATCATAAATTTTAGGGTCATTTGGTTGTTCATGTCTTGAATTTAACAAAACATAATTTATTATACATTTATTATTTTTTTTATTATATAAATTATATAAATATATAGCAAATATCAAATCAAATACTTTATTTCCAAAACCATCTCCATTTTTAATGTATACATTTTTTATAGACATTATTACGATTATAAAAATTTAATATCTATTATAATAATATATTTTATTTAAATTAATTTATAGTTTATTTATAGTCTAGTTTTATTTGTTTTATTATTTTTTATTTTCATTTATGAGTGGTTTTTTTGGTAAAGGTATATTTTATTCAGGAGGTCATATAGAAGAAAAGGATAAAAAATCAGAATGTACAATGTGTAATAAATGGTTAATTAATAAATATGAAGTTAAACATAGTATGATAGATGATTATCATGATACTGATAAAGTTATTTCTTTATTGGGTCAAAAGTAACATAATAGTTAGGATTTGCACTTATTGAATCAGGATATCTTTTGCTCGTATCAGGATATTCAATTTCTGATACTATATTTTTATTATCAATAAAATTATATAGTGGAATAAAATTCCATACTAAAAATCCATAAGAAATATATGGATTTAATATTTTTTCTGTATATTCTTTTTGTAAATGTAATGCGATTTCACTATAAGAATAATTAATGTATTTAATATATATATAATAGTTTTCTTTTTTATGATATTTTTATTTATTATTATTTATATAATCTAAAATAAATTTTAATTCTTTAACTTGTTTTACTTGTTTAATTAATTCATACTTTGTTAATATATTTTCTTTTAAAAAATATTTTTTTTTTAAATTTATTTGTTCAAAATATATATATATATTTTTAGAATTTATTTTTAAAATAATATAATTTTTTATTTGATGAAGTTTTTTATTTTTATAATAAAAATGACAATAAAATCCATATGAATTTACAATTATTTGTTTTTCATTTATAATATTGTTGTTATTATTAATTAATGTAAATACAGTTTTACTATTTTTCATTACTTTTTCTAAAATATAGTTTTTCCATATTATTATTGTTTTAATTTTTGGATATATATAATAATTATCATCAAATAGTTCTATTGTGCTAATATTATTATTAATATAAGTAAAATATGGATATTTATAAACAAAAGTAGTATTCATTCTATATAACAAGTTATCTGCTTGATGATTATATTTAGTTGTTAAATTGTATTTATTATTTTTATAAATACTATTTATAAATTTAATTGCACTTTTTTTATTAATTATATAAGATAATGTTGAAAATATAGTATTTTTATCTGTATTTTTAGTATATGTGTTTATTATTGCTCTACTACTAATAATATAACCTAACATAATAATGTCCCAATCTTTAGGTGCTTCTTTGATAATTTGAGATATAGATTTATCCCAATGTATACTAAACTCTAAACTTATATCATCTTCTAATATTAATGCAATTTCATATTTAGATTCTGAAAATTGTTTAATAGTATTTAAATGGGATAACAGACATGCGTATTCTAATTTAGTTATTGATAATTTATCGGTAATAATTTTTCCATATATATTTTCATCTGTATCTAATTTACCATCAATTGCTTTAATTCGAATATTTTTAATTTTAAAATTACTTACAATTTTTTCCATATTTTTTCTTCTATCATTAGACCTATCTAAATTAATCCAATATATTATATCAATACCATTTATATATTTAGCGTGATCTTTATAAATATTGGTTTCATAATAATTATTAATAGTTTGATGTAATTTTGTTTTGTTTTGTGTTATTTTTTTTGTTTTTGTTTTATTATTAAACCTTTTAATATTTTGTAATTTAATAGATAATGCTTTTTGAATTTTTAGTGATTGTTTTTTTGTTAATTTAATATTATTTTGTAAAATACGATTTGCTTTTATTTTCATTTATATTTATGAATAAATATTATTGTTTCTTTATTAGATTATTAGAAAATAATTAACAATTAGGCTTATCCTTAAATAAACGGGTGTGTTTATTAAATGATAAACCTAAAAGAGCTTTTTAAAGCCTTGAACTTATTTGACGGTTATTATATTTAAAGTAGATATTT